TATCTTCTTCACTATTGTCTTTAATAACTTTTTTAATTTTTTTCTCTGGCTTATGAACATACTCTAAACCTTGATCAGTATATGTGCAAACAGTATAGGCTCTATTAATGTCGTCTCGAATATCACTTACTATAATATTACTAACTAGCGGAGTAGAATCAATATCCGTCTTAGTCATTTGGTAAATTTTATTCATATAGTCACGACAAGTTACAAGAGTATCAAAAGTACCAATAGTTTTTTGATAATTCCAGTAAGCCTCATCAATAGTTTCTGGGTTTTTACCATTGATAGCTTTCGATAAATTAGCTATTGAATACTGCTCTAAATCTTGCCAACTTAAATCATCAGCTTCAGTACCTTCCACAACATCCGCCATAGTAACGGTCTTAGTTTCTGTGGTAGAGGTAGCCTCTAAAGACCACGATGCAGGCTTTTCCATCTGGCTAAGCTGGCGAACGGAAATATTACCAGACACGCCGTGTGTTCGTACAAAGCTAATATAAAGTCCTTCACCAATCAGATCACTTATATCCTCGGGGAATTGCACATAAGGTAAGCCTCGACTAGAGTCAAAACCAAACTGATAAACTCTAGTGCCAAGAAGAATTGTATTTAAGTTAGTTGTACTCGGCCAGAAGGCAACAGGAGATGTAACATTTGAAATAAATACACAATTATCATTAGAAGCCACCTGTTGTTCAGGTAAATAAAAACGATTATTATCATCAAGATGATTAAGCGTAATTACAGTACCATTTTCAGTTTGGCAAGTAACTAACTCGCCTTCTAGACAATCTACTGTAACCGAGGGAGTGTCCTGAGAAAGCTGAACTGGCTGTAGAGTAATATAGTTTACTTTTGAGTCTGCATCTTTTATATTAGTAAATCTATCAATCGAGATTACACCGCTAGTAGGAAAACTAATTCCCTTATAAGAAATTCTGACTTGTGTAGATGCCGATTTGAAATATTGCATTGAATAACCAAGCATCTCACATAATTTTCTCATTGAAGACTCTTGTGCAGCAGACGGCATAAAAGCTTCAAGAGTATTTGCATCAATATTATATGCTAACTTATCTGCAACAGCAGTAAGCACTTTGAGTAGGATAATACCGGGGTCAGATTCATTGGTAGCAGAAGGATCCCAACGAGTGGATAGCTTTCTCGCTACATCTATTAATTCTGACCATATTTGGTAATAATCCTTTTTAGTAGGAGAAAGCTCTACTGCTTGTAATTCATTATAATTGTACATTAGTAATTCTCCTCATTATAAATTAAACAGTTTTCTCATCACTACTAAATAATAGTAGCTCAAAAGAATTTGGAGTATAATCAAAGTTATTGATGCCATAAATCTGGCAATAGCAGCAAGCTTTACGTTTATCTTGAATAATCTTTATATCTTTTCTCTGTACTCTTAGTTGCGGAATAAAAATTGCAATTTGAGTATAAATAGTATCAACTAATTGATCTCTTAAGATATAGTTATTCGGCTCAAACATAAATTGCTGCAACGAGATTCCAAAATAGGGATCACCTAGTAAATGGCCTCGCATCGACAATAAGCTTAACTTTAGGTTTTGAGCAGTAGCTTTACGGTATTCGCTTTCTTCCCACACCTTCGTACCACTTGTGCCAAACATATTTGGAAATTTTATAGACTTCATACGCAAAAACCTCTCAATCGTATAATTTAGCACATTATTTGATATTTTTAATAAATTTATGTAATTGTAAACCTTAGAAAGTAAACTTGAATCCTGCTTATCTTAAAGCTTTTAGCTTTGTCTCCAACTCTTTTACCCTGGCCTCTAGTGCCGCAACTTGACTAATTAATCCTACGACCGATACACCATTAACCTTTGCATCCTCACTTACATCTAAGTTAGCACAAGCCATAGTTGCAGCTCTACCTAGACTGGTGTCAATATTCATGCCATCCACCTTATGCCCTTTATTAGGTCCTCGATATAACTGCCCTAGAACTACTGGCCTACCAAGAGTATTATCTACAAAACCTACAAATACAACATCTCCTTTCTCATAGCCAGCATCTATGCCTGGTGGGAGAAGCTGTGTTGCATGTAGACTCACTTCAGTCATATTACCCGCTCCTTCTAAGGTAGGTAATTTAACTTTGCACATGTTATTATAAATATCAATTTCTTCAATAACACCTAGGGTAATCATAAAATCTCCTTAATCTGAAATACGCGTTAGATTTAATGTAGTAAAATAGCCACTACCAGATATATCGTCTATTTGCTTAGTCACAATATAAAGTCCTGAGCTTATATGCTTATTTCCTCCAGGGAAAATAACATTAAGTCTAACATATTGAAGCAGAGATGCTGGTCTTAATAAACCTTGAATCTTTATTGTTGCAGAAATTGGATACTTAGTAAGTTTAGTAAACCAAACTTTATCCTCTGCTCTCGACAAGTATCTGTTATTGCCCGAGGCAATCATTGGTGTGTATTTTTGTTCCCAGTTACCTCGATCATCTATACGCATTGCATACTGCTCTGTCTGAAGATCAGCGGTATACTCATATAACATGGAATAATTTTCATTATTTTCTAGAGAAAAACTTAGCACAATAGTAGAAGTATTTATACCAACATCTATTTCATAAGCATCTGCCCTAAACATAGTACTGGTAGATACTCGTGTAACCTTAAAATATGGACCACCATAAGCGGTATTTGCGTTAAAAGAATTACTAAAGGCAGTATCAAAAATTGTTTCATCATGAATAGTCATGATATAAATATCTTTACTGAACGTTGATTGCGTTGCACCTTGTGGTACCATGCAACTAACTAAATAAACAATATAATCAAGAGCCGACGTATTTGTCTTACTGTCCAGCTCAACTGCAGCATCGGTGCTATCAATTAATTGGTCCAGCTTATCTTTTGTCATTCCAGTAAATATTTTTTTTAATCCATAAGTACTGTCGTTAAATACTCTTTTAATTTCATCGCTGGGTTTCTTCTTAACTCCAGCATTATTTATAAAGTTAAATACTCCCGCACCAGCTAAAGCAGCACCTGAAACCGCATGAATAGTATAATTAATAACACTAGATTCAAGCTGAAAAGATTGGTCTACTTTTGTAATTAAAGCTTTCTCGTCTTTATAAACATAAGCTGGATTACAAGCATCTCCATAGCTAAAAATAATTTCTCGAGTACGAGTAACACTACTTAAAATTTTTTCAATTAAATTGGGGTCATCGCAAGAACGTACTGGATAGCTTAATGTAAGAGTATACTGATTTACCTGACCATTAATTTTTATGATATTTAAACTTTGTATATAGTCGGGATACTGAACATTAAAGCTTTCGTAGTTACCCTGCCTATTTTTCTTAATGTCTTTTCGATTAAAGACGCCAAAGGTATATTTACCAATAGTAACTTTAACCCAAGGTGCCTGTATTCTCGCTTGCCCATGAATTAGGCTACGACGCTGTTTTGGTACAAAAGCCATACTTATACCTCAAAAGTGTTTTCTGTAATACTTGGAATTTTTAAAGTTTGATATTTAGTGACAAGATCTATAAATGGATCATTGATCTTATTAAAATAAGCAATTAGCCACCAGAAAGTTGGATTGTTATAATAGTCCAAAGCTAAGCTATCTAAAGTATCTTCTGCTTTTACTTTATGTATAAAGTAATCGTTATCAAAATTTATCTGGTTTGTTAAACCTGGTGTCTCTCGTTTAAGCTTAGTATCATAATAAAAAGGCACGCCAGCGTATCTAGATTGATAATCAAAAACTAAATTCTGTTTATTTGTTAGCTTATCCATATGCTATTCTCCTTATTTATAACCCATCTTAGGACGTAAAGTTTGAACTAAGCCCCTAAAAGATCCATTAGAAAATACTAGGTCTGCATCGTAAGGATCTACCTCAGTTATAGTTATAGAAAGTCTAACCTGCGCGTATTTGCCTCCCTTAATAATAGGCATCTCATACTCAATACCTATATTACCCGTTACAATTCCTTTGATAAAAACCTCATTACTAAGACGTACTGCAACTAGTGGTGGCTCAATAGCTTTATTAGTAAGTGTGTACTTCGGTACAGATATAGCCTGTAAAGCTCTAATCAAGCTGTCAACATAATCTTCACTAGTAGAAACATCAGGATAATCTGTCGCTCCTTTTAAAAAGTCTTTCATTGAGGTATTACCAGCATTTGCAAAATCCATCATGTCTCTGTGTAATTCAATGTCCAGCTGCAAAGTTCTCGGGCCTGAACTACTATATGTATATACCGGTGCGGTACGCCCAAGGGCTGTCGTAGGCACAAACTCAGACGACATAGAGTCAGTCATAGATTTTGGGCAGCATGGTATCCACCAATAATAACCCTCTTTACCTAAATGAGAAATATAAATATAATTTTCCGGCCAATAAGCTGTTGTACTCATTCTTTAATATCCTCCCACACATTAAAATCTATCATTGACTTACTTATAGGTTTATCACCATTATACGTTGTTGCAACAAATGATTTTTCTACATCCTTATCTACGTAACCTAAAATATCTGCATAGCTCGCAAAATCTGGTCGATTGCTCATATAGCCATAAAATAATTTTCTTAATGCAGGTGTCCACACACCATTTAATAAATC